TCATAATCATCTTTTGTTCAAACGCACTTACATATTCTGCAAGCTTATCAAATGACTTATCAATTTGTGGTTGTATTGTTTCATTACAAAACTTATCCATAATCTTTACAATCTTTCTCGTGTCAGTCTTATCTTTAAATATTCTGTTTACAACTTCGCCCAATCGAATATAAATGGAGTCTGTATCAGAAGCAATAACATAGGTTACATTTGTTGTCTTTAACATCTTGTTTAGAAACTCATTGACATCTCTTTCAATCCAACGAATTGTTAATTGACCTGCCATAGTAATACCTTCAGCGTGCCTTACATCAAAGTATCTAAAGTACTGATTACCAATAGCACCATAAGCACTATTCAATGAAAGTTTTCTCGCCAATTGAATGTTATAATTCTTTGCAATCTCAAACTCATATTTTTTATCACCGGTTTGTTCATACATCTGTTGTGCTTTCAACATTTGTTTTTTATAAATAACTCGTTCTTGATATAGCGTGTCCATAATTTCTGGAAGAAAACCACGCTTGTCTGTCCTAAACTGGGCGCCATTTGGCGTTATCGTTCTATTCCCTAAGTCAGATAAATCACATTCTTGATTTAACATCTTTTCTACATTCACACGATTAGGTTCAAACCCAACCATTGTTTCGGGTGAGATATTGTATTGCATAATCAAATGTGGATAAAGGCTATTCAAATCAAACGAACAAACCCAATCGTGAAATCCAACAACAGGGTCTTTTACATAAGCGCCTTCATAACCACCAGATGTTTTAGATTCTTGTATGGCTGGCGGAACAATATTCTTTGAACGCAAATGGTGATAGATAATACAATCCCATATTCTTACTTGACCGAACACATCTTGATAGTTCACTTTCGCTTCATAAGCCATAGTCAAAAACAAAACAAGCAATTTCATTTTATCTTCTAACTTGTCAACTAATTCAACATCCTGTATATTGTATTCTACAAATCGTTGATAGTCATTAGAATAAAACTCTTTGAAAGTATCATAAGGGTTCTCTAACTTGTTTTGGCCAAGTTCAACTTCGCCAATATAATCAAGCTTGTAACTCTCTCGCCTGACGAATGTAAACTTACGATATAAATCAAGGTAATCAACTGTATCGACACCCATTATATTCCATACTTGTTGCTGTTGTGAGTTGCCAGCGAAACCAGTTAGACTTTGTTTCTGTTCAACAACGCCCCATGGACTATATTGTTGAATCCATTCATCACCCATAAGATAACGAAAGCGATTCATTAGATATGGGATATCAAAGAACTTGACATTCCATCCTGTAATGATATTAGGATTATACTCAACCCAAAACTTAGTGAATGTTTCAACTAGGCCTTGCTCAGTTACACAATCAATGTATTGAACATCTTCTCTATCATTAACAAAACTGCCAATGCCAAATACAATAATCCTTTTTGATATGTGGTCTTTTACTGTGATACAGATTAGAGGCTGGTCTGCTTTCTCAGGACTAGGAAAACCATTATCACTCTCACACTCAATATCGACTGTAAGTATTTTGATTTGATTTATATCCCAATCAATTTTGCCTTTAAACTCATCTGCAATAAATGGGTATTGATGCCTTGTGTTGCCGAAATACTCAAAGTTTGTAACATTTTTATATTCATTCACCCACTTAGTAGATTCAGGAATACTGTCAAACTTTATCCTTTCAACATTACGACCATCTAAAGTTTTATACTTTGTTTCTTTGCCAACTGGGACAAATAGAGATGGTTTATAATTAATTCTATACTTCTTGTGGTCGCCATTTTTATCGACACCACGAACCAACAACCGACCTCTGTAAGGAAGTACACTTGTGTAGAATTTCATTAATTATATTTGAGTATTATTAAAGTGTTTGTTTAATGCAATTAGTTTATCTTCAGCAGAAGAAATAATAGCGACTTGTTTGTCTAGTTCTTCTACAAAGTTTGGATGTTCACCAACGCCAGCAGGACTATCAAAATAAACAATTGCGGTTGCAACTGCTGTAGCAATTTCTGATTCGTACTGCTTTACTAGTGCTCTGAAAAGGGGGTTTTCTGTTTGATGGTTTTTTGCCATGTTTCACTCCTTCATTATTTAATTAACACATATTATACATTAGTCTGAGGGTTGTGTCAAGCCCTCAAACTCTCGTCTTGTAGCTTTATCAATATCTTTTCTACAATACTGCCTTCTGATTTTAATGCTTCTTCAATACCGATTAATCCTGGTGTTGAATTAACTTCTATAAAATAAGGCCTATCTTTGTCCCTATTTTTGCCTGGAATAAAATCTACTCCAACTACAACACCACCAACTGCTTTTGCAGCCGCTAGCGATTCTTCTTTTTCTAATTCGGTTAATTTGTGTGGTACTGGGTCTGAACCTTGTGATACATTACTTCTGAAATCTCCTTTAACAATAGGTCTTTTCATTACACCAACAACCTCATCACCACAAACAATTACTCGTACATCATAATCAGTTTCAATTTGTTCTTGTAATATGATGTCTATAAATTCATTTTCTCTGTACAATAACTGCACGATTGATTGTAACGAAGCGGCACTTTCAACTAGAATAACTCCAACTCCTCGTGAGCCTGTACCAGTTTTTAATATGATAGGAAATTCACTATCTAGTTCTTCTAATGCTTTATCTGAACCTTCTGAATGTAACACTCTAACTGTTTTTGGTGAATTAAAATCGTGCCTGTCGAAAACAATTTGATTCATTACTTTATCAGAACAAATATCGTGGCACTTGTTTGTATTGATAACTGTAAACCCTCTGTGTTCAAAATCTTTTATCATATCATACCAAGATTTATTACCAGAAACACCAGGTGTTCCAAGTCCTCTTGACATTATAATTGTGTTTTCTGGATTTAACTTAAAAGGTTTGTCGTATTTCATTTCCTTTTTAGGGTCGGGCTGAGCAACAGCGCCACCTTTCTCTACTGGAAATGTATTGATATATAACTCATCATTTTTAATAGAAGTATAAGCACCAACGAACTCGCCCAATATACACTCTATTTTAAGTTTCTTGGCCTTTTCTCTTATTAAATCGCCTGTCTTATTAGGATCCTCGGCGTCATCATGTGAAAGAATAACCAAACGATATGATTCTTCTTTTTCTTCGGAAATAAATTCTCTAAACTTCGGAGCCTTCGTCATCTACCTTTTTACCTATATTGTATTTTGCTTGTAGGTCCCAGTCGTTCTTATCTTTGAACGCCAGAACTTTAATCTGTGAAAGAGGTGCTTTCTTTTCAGCATTCTCTTTATTTAATATAGTAATCAAACCCCAATCGCTCAATAAATTAGCAATAGTGTTTCTTCTTTCAAGGTCATTTTCAGAGAAATTTGCGAACTTACCATCTAATGCAAATAGCTCTTTAAAATGTACTATGAAATATCTTCCTTGTTTGTGAAGAATGTGGCATGATTGGAATAACTTTTTGTCTTTCCTCGAGGCAACGCCAATTCTCGTTAATGTTTCTCGAACCTTTAGGAAATCATCTGGCTCTTTTAACTGAACTTCTAGCATCTTTTCGGGATGCCAGGTATTATCTAATTCATTCATTTTGTCCCACCTTTGTATAATTTTTCTTTAATTAATTTCAATTGTTCTTTGGTGAGTATGTCGAGAGCAGATTTGGCCTTTTCATTATTATATCCATAATACTCTTTTACACACTCAATATCTTTAATCTTACTAGCCTTCAGAAAAGGAGTAAATCTTTTCTTTTGTCTAATACTATTTAGTAGAAATTGAAATTGCATATCTCTATCAAGGAAATGATTTCGATTCATTTCATTGCAGAGCATTACGGTGTCTTGAAAACCAGATAGGACTTTGTTGACCATATATGCAGGGTACTTCTTCTCCCACATAGGGTCATCAGAATCCATCAGATTCTTTTTGGTGTGATTTATAGCAGGGAGATAATCTTTAAATAAATCATACATATTAACTCCAATCGCCAAATTTAAGTGCATCAGAAATAGGCACTTCTACTATCTGTTCTGTCATTTGTTTATTTTTAAAGTACTTATTTTTTATTGGGTATTGAATTTCTGCTTCTCTAGTAGTAACAATAGCGTCTTTATGGTTTGCACTAAAAGTAATATTGATATATGGATATGATGTATTAATCCAATACTTTCGTTTTCTACCCAATCTATGTAACCATTTATAATGAGATGGCCATTCATTTTTCCAAGCGAAAAATACATCAACTTCAATAAGGCCTAATATCTTACCATCTTCATCA